GAGCAAGGGAAGGTCAATAGTGCTATGGAACGTGAGAAAGTCACAATTCCGCAAGTGGCTGCTGATTGGATCAAATGGACGAAAGCAGAGGGCTTGGATCTACAAGACGCAATGAATTTGATAGCCGGTGAAGAAAACGAAAAACTTTTGAGATGGTTCTATCACGAAAGCAAACAAGAAACCTTCGCCCGTGCATGGCTTGATGGTTTTGAGATAGAGAAAGAGAAGCGGTATACAGTAGTGATGGAAGTGACAAAACAACCGCTATATTATAATGCTTGGGATAAGAAACTATTCTTCTCTATGGGTGGACTAGCTACCAAATTCACCCGCAAAGAGCTGGAAGAAGCCGGCTTCGGCTGGGTGTTTGATTGCCCCGGAATTGAGATTGAGGAGGTGGGAGGATGACAGACATAAGGATACTAGATGCTTGTTGTGGCAGTCGTATGTTTTGGTTTGATAAAAACGAGAGTCATACAACTTTTATGGATGTCAGACAAGAAAAGTTTGATATACATGGGAAAAAGGTCAACGTAGACCCTGATATTATCGGCGATTTTCGTGACATGCCTTTTGAAGATAACACATTTAATCTAGTTGTGTTTGACCCACCACATCTAAAATGGGCTGGGCCTAATTCGATAATGAAAGCTCAATATGGTCAGCTAGACAAAGTCACATGGTTGGAAGATTTGGCCAAGGGTTTTGAGGAATGTATGAGAGTTTTAAAAATTGGAGGTACACTAGTTTTTAAATGGTCTGATTGTCAAGTAAATGTAAAGAAAATACTAGAGGTAATACCATTTAAGCCCTTATTTGGACAGAAAAGAGGGACGACTCATTGGATGACATTTGTAAAATTTGAGGAGGTGCAAGATGAAACGTCCGAATAGATACCCGTATACAAAGAACCAGTGGGAGGAAGAAACAACCCTAGTATGTTTCGGTGATGATAGTATTATTGAATTGAGAGCTAAAAGAAATCGAGTGACGGGGGAAACGAAACAATGTCATTGAATAAAACAAGAAAACGATTGATTAGGAAGTATCGTGGATATTCCAATGACCGTCTTTTAGGATTGAAAATAAAAACGGCCGATGATAAGAAATGGACAATACTTTCTCCGACTGTTGAAGATTTTGATGCAGACAGTATGGCTTTGGAAGCGGGAGTTATTGATGCCAGTGTCCTATCGTGTGGCGACATTAATCTAGCGAATAAGGAAATAACAGTCAGTTTTGAACTTTCCAAAAAAGGAAATAGAAAATTGAGAGAAGCTTTGAGGGGGTATTAATGGACTTACAGAACTTTATCTACATACTATTCGCAGCAGTCTGGATCTCTGGCTTGATCTGGGCTGGTGTGATTGCGTTCAAAAGCAGAAAGGTGAAACATGACTAAACTATTTTATATGATCCTCGGCTCAATATCGCTGGTATTTATGATCGTGTGTATCAACTTGAACTCACGGATCAATGAGTTAAATAATAAAGTCAGTGATCTGGAATGGACGGTGCAGGAGCATGAACTGTCCATCCAGCGGTTGGCAGAACAAAATAATGCGCAGGATGTTATTTTAAACAAGCTAAATAGCGAGTATCAAATGCGAGAGCGACAAAGGGCTGAGGAAGTTAAGAAAGCTGCAGAAAGAAATGGAGTGGGTGGATAATATGACACAAGATGAAGAAATCTGGAAAGAAATCCAAAGTAAGAAATTCCATTTTAAAAGGGAGGGACAAATGAAAGCAAGACTATTTATCGCAGGAGCATTTAGTGATGTGTCGATTATAGAGAAAATGAATGCATTCTTTGACGAGAATCCTAACATTAAGATCGAGGCAGTCGAATATAAAGTAAATCAACGTGTAGTGGACTGCGTTCCATTTAATGATCGCGAGTGTCTACTTATCTATCGTGAGGGCAACGAATGAACATAGCAAGTAGACTATCTGCATTAAAGTATATTGATATCAAAATCAAATCCAAACGGCAGGAGATCGAAAACCTCAAGTCTGCTATTTTAAAGGGGCAGGTCTATTCGGACGAACCGAAAGGCAGTAAGCAAGGAAATGCAACGGAAGATTTAAACATTAAAATAATAGACGGGGCTGAGAAGATTCGTGCTGAGATTAACCAGCTCATGGAAGAACGCACGCGCCTTATTAATGCCATCGAGGATTTAGATGACCCGTTGGAAAATATCGTGTTGAGATTAATGTACGTTAATGGCTACTCATGGCAAGAAACCAGAAGAGAGTTAAACTGTTCTCATGCAACAATCCAAAGAGCAAGAACGAAAGCGATTGAGCATTTAAGAATTGAACCAAACATTAACAAATGATACACACAAGCTGATAATATAGTATACAGAAAGAGATCCGTAAGGCAGCAGAAACGTTCGCAAGCCTAGTTGTAATTTGTCTCCTTATTTTAGTACCAATGATCTGCAATAGCTTTGTGGATCTCTTTTGTTATTTTAAAAGGTGATAACATGAGACCACAGAAACTAACTATGTCAAGAGGTAAGCGAGTCTTATCTGACTATGGATCAAGGCAAGACGAGTACAGGGAATACAATCGTATGCGATGGAAGTACGATCGAGAAGCCAAAGCATTTTATAATTCGAAAGAGTGGAAAGCATTATCTCGATTGGTTCTACTTGAGAATGATTATGTGTGTGAGTATTGTGGAGACGAAGCAACGATGAGTGATCATGTGATTCCATTGAAAGCTGATTGGAACAGAAGATTAGATAGAACGAATCTAAAAGCAAGTTGCAAAAGATGCAATGATAGAAGAGCAATTCTCTATCGGAACAATCTATTGTGATTGTCATTCGTGTCAACCGACCGAACCCTACTGCGGGTCTTGGGTGAACGAAGATAAAAAGAAATGGGGTTAATGTTCGGAATTTATCCCCGCAATTTTATGAACGGGGCTATATAGTTCGTGATTTAAAGGACGCGGCCTCTTTTGTACGAAAAATTCCGTTTTTAAAAAGTCGTTTCAGTAAAGGAGGTGTCAAGATGGGACGAAAAATGAAGCTGGTGGCAACAACTAAAAGCCATTTAACCAAAGAAGAGAAGATCGCACGCAAAAAGATTGAGGACAAGGCTTCTGATGGCTTGGACGCATTGCAGATCACACCACCAAAACACTTCGATGCGATTGCAAAAGCAGAATACAAGCGTGTGATTAATGATCTGCGAAAGCTACCCCTCAGAAATTTAGATCGAGCGATTTTAGAGACCTATTGCACTTGGTATGCGGTTTATAAGGAAATCTCTCGCGGATTGCAAAAGGAAGGGTACGTATACGAGACTAGCAGTGGTAAAGTCTTACCGAATAAGATGCTATACAGTCTGGAACGTGCGACTACTAACTTAACACGGGCAGCATCACAACTTGGTTTGACCGTGGACAGTCGGATGAAATTGTATGTTCCACAAGTGGAAGAAAAGAAAACCAGTATATTTGATAAATTTGGAGGATAACACCTCCTTTTTATTTTAGGCCGTTGGTGTAGAGGTAACATGACAAGCTCCAACCTTGTAGTCGTGGGTTCGATTCCTACACGGTCTGTATTTTGTCGGAAAGGAGGATGAAAACAATCGTAGATAAGAAATATCAAGATGTTGCTTATAAGTACGCTAAGGAAGTGCTGGACGGAAAGCGTAGAGTGAGTGCGAAAGTCTTTAAGGCTTGCAAGCGACACATGAGAGATTTGGAGAATATCCCCAATAGTGATTACGACTACTTTCTAGATATGGCGCAGAACCCGATTGATTTTATTGAAATCCTCCCAGACGTTAAAACTGGTAAACCTTATCCATTAGCTGAATTTCAAAAGTTTATCATCGCCAGCTTATACGGTTGGCGCAGAAAATCAGATAAGACTATCAGACGTTTTAGAAAAGCAATGATCTCACTTGCCCGTAAGAACGGTAAAACGATTCTTGTGGCTGGTATCTTGCTTTATGAATTTCTGTTTGGTAGGAATCCAGCAATGTCCAGACAGTTATTTTGTACAGCAAACGATAAAACGCAGGCAAAGATAGCATTCGAGATGGCACGTAAGCAGTTGGATGCATTGAGGGCGCAAGATGAAGATGTCCGAAAAGCCACTAAACGAGTGCGTGAGGAATTGCGCAATTTGGTAGATGAATCTTATATACGACCACTTTCACGAGATACGGGGGCAGTCGATGGATTTGAACCTTATGTTGGTGTGCTAGATGAGTTTGCAGCATCTAAAACGAATGAAATGATCGAGCTACTCGAATCTGGTCAAGGGCAGTTAGATAATCCATTGATTTTGATTATCTCAACCGCTGGATTTGATTTGAATGTACCAATGCACACAATCGAGTACCCATACATCGAACGGATTTTAAATGATGAAATCACAGATGACGGTTACTTTGCATTTATTGCTGAACAAGACAATGAAGAAGAAATCAAAGATGAAGCAAACTGGATTAAATCAAACCCTATTTTAGAAGTTGAAGCACTCTACGATAACATGATTGACTATTTAAGAACACGTAGGAAAGTATCACTTGAAACTGGCACAGTTAATGAGGTGCTGGTTAAGAACTTTAATATGTGGAGACAATCATCAGAAAGCTCATATATGGATAAATCGAGCTGGCAACAAGCTAAACTCGATGAAAAGCCAAACACACGTAAGCGTAGGGTTTGGATTGGTGTCGATGTTGGTAAGGTTAACGACTTATTCGCTATATCCACGATGGTCCAGATGGACGACTATTGGTTTTGCGATAGTTTCTCCTTTGTAGCTACTAAATATGGACTAGTTGCTAAAGAGAAACGCGATGGTGTCTCTTATACGAATTTAGAACGTATGGGGGAATGTGAGATCACAACGCTTGAAAGTGGTGTGATTGATGATGAGCGTGTCCTTGAGAAGTTGGAAGAGATGATCTATATGAACGAATGGGAATTACAAGCGATATGCTTCGACCCATACCAATTTAGCTCATTGATTGCGATGATTGAGAAACGGCATCCAGAATGGCCATTGATCGAAGTCAGACAAAACACAATGGTTTTGAATATGCCTACTAGACAACTGCGAGATGAAGTCTTAAAAGGCACAATCAAACACGCTGGGAATCAGTTGCTTACTATGGCTATCAATAATGCGCGTGTCAAAGTCGATAATAACGGTATGCGTATTGATAAAGATAAAAATAGCAATAAAATTGACCCACTAGATGCTTTACTAGATGCTTATGCAGTGTGCTACCTTGAACCATTTGACGGGTCTGGCTACTGGACGAACGAGAAAATATTGGGAGGAGGTAGCCTATTTTGATCTTACTTAAATATATACACACAATCCTATTGCTGATCGGCATAGGGTTTTTAATTTACGGTCTATTTTTAGTCAATCCAGTGGTTGGATTTATCTCAACTGGATTGATCCTAATTATTTTAGCGATCTATATTGATCGAGGAGGTGCGCAATGAAGAAACGAATCAAAAAGAAATACGAGCCACTGGAACGTATTGAGTATTTAGAGAATGACTTCTTTAAATTTACGCAAGACACAGTAGATGTCATTGAAGTTTTAGGAAATCGGATTAAACAACTCGAACGTAAGCATAAAAAACATTGATTTCGATGGATAGAAAGGAGGTGAGATTATATGAGTTTCTTTCAACCATTGGGATCAACCAAACCCTCTTACGATGATTACATTTCTTCCGTGTTATCTGGCAACTACTCCCCAGAGTACACAGGAATTTCTGCATTAAAGAACAGCGATATCTTAACCGCAGTCACCATCATCGCTGGAGATATCGCACGATTCCCGCTATTAAAGAAAGACTTTACGGGGAATATCGAGCAAGATGCAGATTTGAACTATCTCTTAAATGTTAAATCAACTGGTAACGTGTCAGCACGTACATGGAAATTCGCCATGACCGTTAACGCGATTCTAACAGGGAATTCGTTTTCTCGAATCTTACGAGATCCTAATACTGATAAGGCGCTTCAATTTCAATTTTACAGGCCGTCCGAAACGACTGTAGAGGAAACGGACGACCACAGACTGATATATACCTTCCGTGACCGTTTAACGGGTAAGGCGATTGAATGTAAAGCAGAAGATGTCATTCATTGGAAGTTCTTTAGCCACGATACCATTTTAGGACGGTCTCCACTACTTTCCCTCGGGAGTGAGATCAGTCTGCAAGATGGTGGGCTGAATACATTAATTAAATTCTTCCGTGATGGTTTTTCTAGCGGAATTATCAAGCTAAAAGGCGCTCAGTTGAATGGTGAAGCCCGCAAAAAAGCCCGTATGGACTTTGAGAAAATGCGTGAGGGTTCAACTGGTGGCAGTCCATTAGTATTTGACGATACGCAAGAGTACACACCACTAGAGATTGACACGAATGTCTTGCAACTAATTACATCTAATAACTTTACGACTGCCCAGATTGCGAAAGCCTTGCGAGTACCGAGTTACAAATTAGGTGTGAATAGTCCTAACCAGTCTGTAGCACAGTTGGCTGAGGATTATGTAGCGAACGACTTGCCGTTTTATTTTGATGCAATCACTAGTGAACTTGCCCTTAAAGTGCTTGGCGATGAAGAACGCAAACTATTTAAGATCGAGTTTGACACTCGAAGCGTAACAGGTCGAAACGTGGATGAAATCACGAAGTTGATTATCAACCAAGTCATCACACCCAACGAGGGGCGCGTGGAACTTGGTAAAGAGCGTTCGTCTGATCCTAACATGGATCGTTATCAATCCAGCTTGAACTATGTCTTTTTGGACAAGAAAGAAGAGTACCAAGCAATGAAAGGGGGTGAGAATGAAAATGGCAAAGAGAATCAAGATGAAAGGGCCACTAATTCCGAATAATAGCCAAGAAGCCTACGACTACTTTGGTTTGGAAGCGGTAAGTGCTAAATCTATCACAGATGCCTTTCCAGAAGACAATGGCGACATCGTTTTGGAAGTTAATTCAAACGGTGGACTTGTCACGGTTGGTAGTGAAATCTATACAGCTTTAAAAAGCTATTCTGGGAATGTAACCGTAGAAGTGACTGGAATGGCTGCGAGTGCTGCAAGTGTAGCGATTATGGGTGCTGATAAAGTTCTTATCAGTCCAACAGCACAGATCATGATCCACAAGGCGCTTTATGGTTATGTATCTGGCAATAGTGATGATCTGGATAAAGCATCTAATGCGCTAAAATCAAGTGATCGAGCTATCGTTAACGCTTATGTAGCTAAAACTGGTTTATCAGAAGAAGAAATTCTTGACATGATGAGAAATGAAACCTATATGTCAGCTAGTGAAGCAGTTGAAAAGGGATTTGCGGATGAAGTGATGTCCTTTGATGATGTCGGAGCAGTGGCAAGCCTAGAAAATGGATTGTTACCGCAAGCGGTTATTGATGACTTCTACGCTAACCGTAGCAAGCGTAAGTCAGAAATTAAAAATATGCTACGAGAAATTGAAAAAGAAGAATTACTCAAAGGGCTTTAAGCTCTTTTTTTAATACCGAAAGGAGAAATAAAGGTATGTATACAGAAAAAATGAAACAGATTAAAGCGCTAATTGCAAAAGCTAGCGCAGAAATCGCTGCTAAGACAGAAGAATTAAAATCTGCCCTGAATACTGAAGATCTTGAAAAAGCGCGTGCACTTCGCGTTGATATTGATGCTTTGAAATCTCAAAAAGAAGAAGCTGAAAACGACTTGAAGTCTTATGAACTTGCAGAAGCTGGTAACGCTGAAAGCGAAGCTGGTAAAGCTCATAAAGTAAAAGCAGAAACCAAATCTTACCGTGAAGCAGTAAATGAGTACATCCGTACTAAGGGCGCGAAAGCTGATGCGCAGTTGAAACTTGAAGGAAAAGACCTTCTTATCCCTATGAATGAAGCGGTAAATCCAACACAAGATGGATTGAAAAAATCAAACACTGAAAAAGTAACTAGCAAGGAAATTGTTACTACTCCAATGCGCGAAGTTAAGACAGTCCTTGACCTTAAACAATTCGCGACTATCCATAAAGCATCTAAAGGTGAAGGCTCTTACCCAATCTTGAAGAAAGCTACATCTAAGATGGCCAGTGTTGAAGAATTGGAAAAGAACCCAGCTCTTGCTAAACCAGAATTTACAGGAGTTGACTGGAAAGTTAAAACTTACCGTGGTGCAATTCCATTGTCTCAAGAAGCGATTGACGATGCAGATGTTGACCTTTTGGCAATTGTTGCAGAAGCAGCTAACCAAATCAAAGTCAATACTACTAACGATGCGATCGCTACTGTATTGAAAGACTTTGAAGCTAAGAATGCTGCTGATTTGGATGCAATCAAGGAAATCTTGAATGTGAACCTTGACCCAGCTTATAACGTGTCATTTGTTGTTTCTCAAACGTTCTACCAAAAATTGGACACTTTGAAAGACAAGAATGGTCGTTACCTTCTTCAAGATTCAATCGTTTCTGCATCTGGTAAAGTCTTCCTTGGTCATCCAGTATTCGTAGTATCAGACGAAGTGTTTGGAAGCGCTGGTGAAGCTCATGCGTTTATCGGTGATATCCAACGCGCTGTACTCTTTGCTGATCGTCAAGAGCTTGGTCTTCGCTGGACTGATAATGAAATCTACGGTCAATACTTGCAAGCAGTTGTACGCTTCGATGTTAAAAAAGCAGATGCGAAAGCTGGTTACTTCGTTACTATGCCCTAATACTCCCCCAGCAAGCGGGGGTGTCTCACGGTCTGCGGTTACTCTAGCAGTACCAACCGCAAGCAGCACCAAAGCCGACATCATGGCTTATCTCGATAGCAAGGGAATCTCATACAGCGCATCACAAACCAAAGAGCAACTTCTTGCATTGATTGGAGCGTGATGCTATGGCTGTAACGGATTTAGAAGATGTAAAACTTTATTGCAAAATTGATTTTGACTTTGAGGATCAAATGCTTGAAGAAATGATTGATGCTGCAGAAGATGAAATCTGTTTTGCTATTGGAAATGATGTAACCCCTCAAGATTTAGCTAAATATGCTAAGTTTTCGCTTGCCGTCAAAAAGCAAGTAAAAGAGGAGTATGAACATCGTGGCTTGTCTGCTGACACACAACGACACGGACTGGCAAACGGTGTACTTAATATTATCCATCAACTACGCACACGGAGGGAACTTGATGATCACAAGAAAAATGAATCACAGAGTCACGTTCTTCCGTGAGGTCGGAGGTCAAAACGAAGATGGTGAGGTTATCTCCCCATCTCGGAAAAACCTCTATACTTGCTGGGCTGAGGTCGCCAAGACTTCCTTGAAAGACTTTCAAGAGGGAGCGAACCAAACTGCCAACAAGAAAGCTAAAGGAATTGTTTCTTCGAGCGAATTAAAAACCTTGTATATTCGTCACAATCCAGAAAGACCATTTGATAGCTCAGATCATGTTGAATTTAACGGGTTTGAGTATGATATCGTATCGGTCGATGTGGATGAATCATCATTTGACATGGATAAGATCAGTATTAAGAGGCGTACATGACAAAAGGTCTGGATCAGATTTTATCACGACTGAATGAGCTGCAGGTTAAAGCTCCGAAAGCTGCAAGAGCAGCAGTAGGAGAAGCTGCAGATGAGGTTGAGAAAATCCTTAAAGTAAATACACCAGAATATTACGTGTTGAAGAAGAAACACGCTAGAGACGATACGATGGTAACAGGCTTTAAGGGTGCGGATCATGGATTGATCTCAAAAGAGATCGGTTACGGTCGCGTAACAGGCTGGCGGATTCACTTCCCAGATGGTGGTACGAAATACCAAAAAGAACAAGGTTTTGAAGAAAGAACAATTAACGAAGCAACACCAATAGTTAAGGAAATATACGCTACGAAAGTAAAGGAGGGATTGGGATTGTGACTGTAGAAACAATAGCTTATAAGTTATTAAGCAACGATGAAGAACTGAATAGCTTATTCGATAAGTTACGAGGGAAGAAATTCGGCCTTGGATTTAAACAAGGAATCTTTACTTATGACATCCCAGAACGACCTACGAACGCTTTGAGTAAGGAGCTTGCTCCATTTATGCGTATCTATCCAACTTATGAGAATGATGTTGAGTTTGCAGATGATAAAGCCATCTCGACTGAACACAGGATCACAATCAACTATTGGTGTTTAAATGCAAAGCAGTCTGAACAGATTGCTGAATTGATGGATAAGATTTTAGAGAGTAACGGCTTTGACCGTTACACAACAAATGAACTGCCAAGATATAGAGATAACGATATTGACTTACTAGTGAATGTAAGAAAGTATCGTTTTTTTGATTGGCAACTTGAAAAATTAAGAAACGAGGATTAATGAATGTCTAAAGTTAAATTTGGATTGCGTGGATTTGAATTTGGTGAAGTAACATCAGAAAACAAAGTCCCAACAACTATGAAATTGACTGGTATGAAATCTGCTAAGATTGATATCACGAACGAACTTGTAACAATTGCTGCTGATGATGGACCATACGTAGTATTATCATCTGGTATCACAGGTACACAATTGGAAATTTCAGTGCTTGACTTGCCAACAGAAGCACGTAAAGTGTTGTACGGTATCGAAGTTAAAGACGGTATGGAAGTCTACAACAAGAACCTCACTCCTAAGGACGTGGCTTGTTGCTTCCGTACATCTACAGAAGATGGTAAAGCTATCTGGATCGGTCTTCTCAAAGGTAAATTCTCATTGCCTGGAATGGAAACTGAAACCAAAGACGGTTCACCAGCACCTAAAGAAGACAGCGTAACAGGTAACTTTGTAGCGCGTGGTGACGATGAAAACGGCGATGTAATGATCATCGCTCGCGAAGATAACCCAGCATTTAATTTGGAAAAATTCCGTGCTGCAGTCTTCCCAAAGTCGTAAGCGCCGCACCAGCATCGCCTGCAGGCGCAGGATAACAACTTTCTAAGCATGGAATCTATTTCCATGCTTTTTATTTTTATTTAAAGGAGTAGGAAATGTACACAATCAAGCTAAATATCGGTGGAGTTGATAAAGAATTTACCAAAGAATATATCAATGTGGAGGATAACCTCCTCGCAACTGAACAAAACGTGCGACAATCAGCACTTATCCAAGACCCTAAGAAAGCGAATGATCCAAAAGAAAATCGCAAACTAAATGAAGCATATCTAAAAATGTTCGTGGATATGTTTGGCGGTCAGTTTAAAGTTGAAGATTTGAAGCAAGCAGATATCGCGATTTTAAAAACACTTGAAAAAATCTATCTCGCAGCGCTTGGAATCAAAGAAGAAGTAATTGAAGAACTTGACGGTGAAGACGAAAAAAAGGGATAAGCCCAGAAGAAGCGCGTGACAATCTCTTAATCTGGTTTCAAGAGCTGATGCAACAGGGATATACAATCCTTGAAATTAAACAAATGCGACTATCTGACTTTGATTTAATGGTAAAAGCCTTTGAAACGAAGAAAGAAGAATCAGAGAAAGAGACAACTCTTGATAAAGCATTTCCGCTTCTATTTGGTTAGGAAAGGAGGATAAATGGCTAGCAATTTAGGTGAATTAGTAGCAACAGCATCGCTGGACATCCAACCATTCGTAGGAACGACTAAACAACTAAGTATGTATATGCGTGGTCTTGATAAGTCTTTATCTGCGATGGAAAAATCCTTTAAGAACGCTGGTAAGGGTGCAAAAAACATCGCAGGAATGAAAACCGTGTTAGGTGAAACTGCGAATAGTATTAAAGCCTATGAAAACCTATTAAAAGATCAAACCTCTCATTACAATAATCTAAAGTCTGAGATTGGCGATCTAAGCAAAGCAAGTTCGAAGAATAAGGAAGATTTGCTTGGCGCACGTAATGCAATGTTGCAGACGGCTACGACCTTATCAGATTTGAGGGGGCGGTATGCTGACCTCACTAAAGAAATCAATATCCAGTCTAGTAAGTGGACGCAAGTTGGTGATAGTTTGCATTCATTCGGTTCGAAGATGCAGGGCATCGGCAAGAATATGCAAAGTGTTGGATCGACACTCACAAAAGGTCTGACTGTACCACTGTTAGCTGGGGCTGGGGTGGCAGTTAAGGCTGCGATTGATTATGAGAGTGCGTTTGCTGGCGTTAAAAAAACAGTGGACGGAACTCCACAACAATTTGCCCAACTATCTACCAGTATCCGTGAGATGGCTAAAGAAATGCCATCTAGTGCAGTTGAAATCGCACACGTAGCAGAAGCGGCAGGGCAGTTAGGTGTACCAATCGGTGCGATCAAAGACTTTTCCAAAACTATGATTAATTTGGGAGTGTCTACTAACCTAAGCTCCGAAGAAGCTGCATCGTCAATCGCTAAGATTGGTAATATCATGCAAGTATCTGGCAAAGACCTTGGTACATGGTCTGGACACTTTGGGTCAGCCGTGGTAGATTTGGGTAACCATTTTGCCACGACAGAACGTGATATCGTTGAAATGACTAACCGTCTTGCAGCAGGCGGTAAACTTGCTGGTTTAACTACCCCAGAAATCCTTGGCCTTGCTACTGCTATGAGTAGTGTGGGTATTGAAGCCGAAGCAGGGGGAACTGCGATGAACCAGACCCTTACGGGTATCGGTAAGGCAGTGGCTGGTGTAGGTAAGGGTGCAAGCTCTAAACTAAAACTTATCGCACAGACTGCAGGTATGACCGCAGAAGAATTTTCTCAGGCTTGGAAACAGAAACCAGCGGAAGCATTGCAAGCATTTATTAAAGGCTTACAACGTGCGCATGATGAAGGTAAGAACATGGACGGTATTCTTTCGGATTTAGGTATGAAAGGTATCCGTCAAGGTAATATGTTGAAATCTCTTGCATCTGCATCAGACAAGATGAGTGAGGCAGTGAACCGCTCAAACTTAGCATGGAAAGAAAACAACGCACTTACGAATGAAGCAAGCAAACGCTATGAAACAACAGAATCTCAACTTAAAATTTTTAAAAACAAACTTACTGACATCGCTATTGAATTCGGCGGGCCACTCTTAAAAGCGTTAAACAGTGGTTTGGATGCTGCGAAACCGTGGCTACAAACACTATCAGACATGGCTAAAAAATTTAGTGAAATGTCAACTGAGCAACAACAAAGCATCATTAAATGGGGCGCTATGGCTGCTGCAATCGGGCCAGCTTTGAAATTCTTTGGTAAAGGTGCAAGTATCATAGGTGGATTTGCTAAGGGCCTTGGAACGATTGCTAAAGGCATCGGTACATTTAGTGGTACACTTAAAACCATTTCAAATGGTAATGGATTTATCAACAGCTTAAAAGGAATGGCCACTGGTATGACCGCTACTGGTACGGCTGCTGAGGGTGCAGCAGCAAGTACAGGATTGTGGAGTACGGCAGTCGGCTTACTTGGTAATCCATTAACGTGGGGTGTCTTGGCTGGTGGTGCTGCATTAGTAACTATTGGCATCATTGCCCATGAGATCGCAGAAGCGAACGAACGTACTCAAACGTGGGGTACAAGCGTAAGCAAACTACAGGACCAAGAATTATCACGGTTAAAATCCAAAGTCGATGAAGTCCATCAGGCTACCGTTGGATTTGGTCAAGGTGGCGCACAAGCGGTTGAAAATGTACGTAAGAGTGTGCAAGGTCTTGCTGATGATATCCAAAAAGCGATCGACAAAGATCTTGAGAAGACTCTCAAAGGTCTTGAAAAAGTTGGTGCGAGTGAAACAATCCAAAAACGTGCTGTAGCGCAAGCAGAACAGCAAAAGAAAAACATCCAGTCGATGACAGATGAGATTGTGCAGATTTATCAAAACGCATCTGACCAACACAGAAAGATCACTCGCGAAGAACAAGCGATTATCTACGACTACGAAAACCAATTTATTGACAAGCAATTATCATTGCAGAAATATTCTGCCGATGAACGTACTGCAATTATGAAAGCCATGAATGGCCAGATTAGTGATCTAAATGAAACTCAACTACGCAAAGGTACAGGAGTCGTAGCTAAATGGCTCAAAGAGGAACAGAAGCTCTATGATGAGCAAGTGACTGCATTGAAAGATGCTCACGAAAAGGGGATTTATAGCCAGTCCGAATACAACAAGGAAATGGAAAAACTAAATGCCCAACACAAGTCCAAGATGGAAGCATTTGGCCGTGAGTATGCTGCTCTTCAAAAGGAATGGAGTAAGAAAGTACCTCTTAATTTCGGTAACGACGAACAACGTAAGATGTATTTTGATCAGATGCGCAAGGATTGGGCAGAACTTGGACTTGACTATGATAAGATGATGGCCAAGGCAGACCAATTCGCCGACATCGTGGGTCGTTCGTCTGGTATGGTTGCTAAGAGCGTGCAAAATATGTCGCAGGAGACCAAAGATGCCAACAACATCTGGAATGGATTAGTATTTGATCCTAAGACTGGACAAGTCAAGACCAATGCACAAGAGGAAGTAACTAAAGCGCTCCAAGCTGAAAATGGCTGGGAGAATATGCAGTTTATCCTCAAGCACGCAAACCTTGAGACTAACGCTAAGATGACGATCGGACAAGCACTGGTTGAGGTTGGCAAGTGGGATAGCTTAACCCCACAAGAGAAAGAGTTAGTAGTCGGTAACAACCAAGGTATGAAAGCCGTCCTTGACAGTAAAACATTGCTGGAACAGTACAACGCAATGCCAGCGGCAGTCAAGGAACTCTTGATGAAGAACACTGACTTTCTCTCATCTGGCGAACGTGCTACAGCAATCATCGAACGCTGGAACACACTCACACCAGAGCAGAAAGAACTCATCTTAAAGGATGCTGCGAGCGACAAGGCTGAACGTGTACGACTAGCAGTCGACTCACTAACTGGTATGGCCCACGTAGTTAATTTAGATGCAGAAGATAAGACCAAGAGCGCTATCGCTAGTGCGATGTCTAGCATCTTAACGTTACCAACTGACCACAAGACGGATTTGATTGCAACTCCAGACGGGGTAACGCTTGGAACTAACCAAGCTATGGGCGCTTTGGGATTGTATAACGGATTCGCAGTACCTACAAAACAATTTACTGCCGATGCAAGTAACGCAACTAACGCTGCTAACCAAGCAATTGCTAAACAGCAAGAGTGGAATAGTACACCTAGTCCAGTTAAACCGCAGTTGGGTGATCCAACTGGTGCGATAACTGCTGCACGGCAAGCTATTGAAAATCAAAACGCTTGGAATAGCACTCCAAGTCCTATCAAGGGCATCAATGCACAAGACAATACTGCAGGCCCTGTTTGGAGCGCTCAAGCCAATATCAATAGTGTGCAAGGTAAAACAGTATACATTGATGTCGTAAGGCGGATGATTGGTGGAGCAGCAGCCGCGATTGGTTTTAAAGATGGTACAGACTACCACGATGGTGGTCTTGCAATGGTCAACGACCAACGCGGTACGCTCTACAAGGAAATGGTCACACTACCAGATGGATCATCATTTATCCCTCAAGGTCGTAACGTGATCCTTGATCTTCCAAGAGGTTCGAAAGTCATGCGTGCAGGTTTGACTAAGAATTTCATGCGTGAATTAGGTATACCGAACTTTGCAGACGGTGTAGGTTGGAAACATTCGGAAGTTGCGAACGTTACACAACGAATCAAGAATGTTAATGAATGGAAACGGAACAATGAACAGCGTGATTTAGTACCGTTTATCCAAGAGTTGATCGACCAAGTTAAACGTGGTAACAATCGTGACGAAAGGCCAAACCAAAACTACACATTGAATGTGCATGGAAATAGCACTGGACAAGATTTGACACCAGAGTTTATGAAGCGTTTAATGCGTGAACTAGCATACTATACTAATCAGGAAGGAAGGGGATTAGCTTGACGACATTTACTTTTAATGGAAAGAGTAATACTGAATTTGGCTTACGAGTCGCAGAAGGCAAGAAGATCACTACTTCCAGCCTTGATATAGAGCGCGTTACTGTAGCAGGACGGGACGGTGACTTACTCATCAGTAACAACCGCCTCAATTCTGCTGAGTTGAGTTTTCCAGTGAATTTTGTGAAAGAAAAGGGATTGATCGCCACAGAGGTTTATAAAATTTCTGAGTGGTTAAACGTGGCAGGTTATAAGGACTTAACAATCTCTTACGATCCAGATTTCATCTATCGTGCTGCATACCTTGAGACATTTAGCATCGAGGAAACCATGCGCCAGTTTGGTAAAACGACCATTAATTTTGTGTGCTATCCAGTAAAATTCTACAAGCAAGGTCGTACCACTCAGAAATTGATGAATGGTGCGACAGTTAATGGTATTGGCAATGTCAACGCAAAACCGATCATCACACTGGTCGGATCGGGTGATTGTACACTTACTATTAACGGACGCAAAACTAAGTTAAGAGATATCCAAGGTAAGATCACGCTTGATATGCAAGCAAATCAAGTATACAAAGATAATCTACCAGCGTGGGATAAAGTCGTTCGAAGCCCACAATTCCAAATGCCTTACTTGGACGCTGGACGCAACTTGATTAGTTGGGACGGTAACTTTGAAGTATTTACGATCCCAAATTGGGGGTTTAAACTATGAGGCCTATACTATTTAATAAAAATGAGCAGTCATTTGATACGTATGGTCTGGGTGAACTTAACGTAACCAAAGGTACTGTAACACGGGAACGCAACGGGAATTATACGCTATATGCTGAAATTCCCGTGAGCGATCCAATGGTAGCAAGCATTGAGAAAGAAATGAAGCTCAAGGCTGACGCTGGACTGCGAACTAAAAACCAAACCTTTGAGATCTCGCGAATCGTAAAAGATAGCAGTAACATCGTTAAAATCTACGGTCAGCATATCAGTCATAAGCTGGAATACATGGGGCTAGTGAATGGCAGGCCCTTTAGTGGTTCTGCCTTTACTGCTCTCGCAATCTGGCACAATGCAACGATTGGTGATCTACGTTTTGATGTTTGGTCTGATATCCAGACGACTGGTAAGGGTGTGTTTGACATCTCCAAAATGGAGAATGCAAGACAAGCCCTTGGTGGTGTAGAAGGCTCTATTTTGGACATCTATGGCGGGGAATATGAGTTTGACAATATGACCGTGCGACTGCATAAGCAGTTAGGCCGTACTGCTCCAACCGTGCTAGAGTATGGCAGAAATATCTTATCTGCTGAACTTGATGAAACGATTGAGAGTGCATACACTAGCGTGTTGCCATTCGCAACATATACTCCCGATAAACCAGAGGGCGATACTAGCGATAGCCAGCCCGATCCAGTAACGGTCACACTGCCAGAAAACTACGTAGATAGTAAATATAAGGCCCTCTACGCGCATCGCAGAATTAAAGTCGTAGACTTTTCAAGCGAATTTAAGAGCGATAGCAAGAGTAAGGATATCCCGACACCCGATAAATTGCGTAAAATCGCTAATGATTACATGGAGCGCAATGAAATTGGTAAGCCTAAGATCAACATCAAAATCGAGTATGCTGATTTAGCACGCACACTCGATTATGCTGATAATGGCTGGATTGAAGAAGTTGAATTATGCGATATTGTACCTGTTTATTATCCACAGATTGGGCTTACTGATGAAACTTTGAAAGTAACCACAATCACTTACGATTTTGTCAACGAACGAAACGAGAGCGTAGAATATGGTGACATCGGAACAAACGTAAGAGCGACTATGCAAAGCGGACTTGCCGGACGGGTAGATGATATCGCTAAAGCCCAGCAGGACTTTGAGAATAGCTTGCCAGACTATCTCTTAAATGCACAGGGAAATAAAGTTTGGTACAACAGACCAGATGACAAAGAACACAAGATCGGCGATATTTGGTTTGAGAAGAACGGCATCTACGACCGTATGTACGTATGGAATGGCTCTCAGTGGGAGAAGCGTATTGACACGGAAGATGTCGATAAGATCAAAAAGGAAGTTGATAAACAGCTTGAACAAGCCAAGCAGTCAACTGCTATCGAGATTGAAAAGGCAAACGCAAAAGCTCAAGAAGCTCTTATTAAAGCTGGAACGATTCCAGACACGGCCACGCTTTCAGATCAGATCAAAACACTGATTTTAAATAGTCCGGATTTAAGTCGTAAGGTTACGGAAACGTTTAATAATGCGGATAACGGGGATGCGATCTATAGCAAGGTGTATTCGAAGGTAGCAAAGAATTTTGCATCACAAGATCAATTTGAAAATATAGATCGCGAGCAAAATAGGCAAGGGAGTGATTTACTAACCCTTTCTAAAAAAATCGAAACACAAACGCTTGAATTTAACAAACTCACAGAATCCAACAAACTCTACGAGCGAATCCTTGGTACGTCTGAAACAGGCGCACCAGACCAGCTCTCACGGTTGGTTATGTCTAGTCAGATATTCCAAACAGAGGTTGGGAAGTATGTCACTGACGATAATAATCTGATCGTTAATTCAATGACTATGGCGACTAATACCCTTGTCAATGCGAATAGAAACGGCGTAGAAATTACCCTAAATAATGGGGTTTTTAGCATTAAAGCGCGTGGCCTAACTAGCTATAATTTTAGCGGGTTTACGCTTCCTATCTACGTCAAGAAGATATACCGCGGTGAAACCTATACCCTAGGTTTTAAATATAGGATAAGGGAGAAGGTAGATACAAACTTTGTATTTACTATTAAAAACCACGGAGCGAATAAAATGCTGTTAAATGCTGATATGGCCAACGCTAATACACCAGCTTCAGACGAATGGAAAGAATTTCAAAGGACTTTTACGGTCAAGGAAGACTTCCTTTTCGGTGAGGATCTGAATTATCCGTTTTATATCTATATGGCCAAAAATGGCTGGGTAGAATTTAAGGAACCTATTTTGGTCCGTGGGTCAAAAACAGGGCCTTACAAGCCTAGCCAATTTGACGACGCGTTTGCTGAAACAAAAGCAGTACGGACACAAATGAGCCTGCTCGCTGGGTCGTGGGCAGTGCGGAACCTTAACAGCAACGGTGATGTACTAAACTCAATTAACGTACTAGCGGACGGCACGAACCGAATAGACGGACGATTAACGCATATCACAGGTCAGACCAAGATTGACAATGCAGTAATTAAGGATGGTATGATTGCCAACCTCAACGCTGATAAAATCACGGGCGGTACAATTGATGCCAGTCAGGTCAACGTTATCAATGTCAATGCTGGTAACGTGCTTGCTGGTACGTTAACTGGTATGACCGTTCGAGGTGGTCGGATCGAAGGTCTAAATGGCAAGATGTATATTGACTTACAGAATAGTCAATATAACGTTTTAAACAACGAAGCCACAATCAGACGGATTGACGATACCAATTCCTCGCAATTTATTAAATTAACAAAGAGTGGATTTATCGCAGAACGATTCAGAGATAGCAATGCTGCACTCATGGTTTTAGGCACGAATCACAACAAAGACCCTAAAGAGGTAGAACGGCACGATAATGAAACATTCGCAGGTATTCGGCTATGGTCTGGTAAAGGAAACGGCACGGAAGAAAGTCTTACTGAATTCGTGGGTGACCGTGTACTGATCTACAATAACGGTCGATACCGCAGTCCTTGGAACTTCCACGGAAATACGAATGACGGAAATGCCTATCTGATACCGATGAACCAAAATAATGTTAAGCATTATATTGGCCGTGGTGACTTCTTTGTCGAGGGTATTTACTCACGGCATTTCTATATGAGTGGCGGGCGAGATATAGGTCAGTATCTCTGGGATCTTTTGACTTGCTTTGGTATCATGAAGCGTTATGGACAGATTAGTGGGTCTGCTGGTGGACACGTACAAGGTGTACTTGATAAATACGGTTTTAAATAAGAGGTAATGCATGAACACAACAGACAAAATTATCAACGATGTCGCAGTCCAACTTGCGAATAAAATTATTGAGTGCGCTAATTATAAGGCGTACTACGAACAAACAAATGAATTGCTAACTAAATTTAACGATGTTTTAGCTAGTGACTCAGCACTCAAGGACCTCTTTGATGAGGCCTCTCAAAAATTAGAAGAAGGTAAATAGTATATGGAATTTAAAGTAGTTAACAAATTTTTGCAAGAAAAAGGTAAAACATTCGTAGCAATCCGCTGTCAAGACCCATACACAGCATACGACCGTGTGTTAGAGGGTGATCGCACAACCGAAAGCGATGAAAGTTTGATCCAAGCGGTCATCGGGCTTGTGACTACAGAACTCAATCCGGCAGAAGGTGTTAAGGCTCTTAACGTGGAATTGGTTAAACAGAAAGAAAAATTTAACAGCGATCTTGCTGAGAAAGATACCAAAATTGCAGAAACTAAAGCAGTGGCAGACTGGGCAGTTTTGGCAGCAGTCACTAACACAGAAAGTCCACTTGATCCTACGTTATATGCGCGTGGTTTGGAATTGGTCGAAGCTGGACAAGCTGGTAAAACATACAAGCCTTATGAAATCTTCACGGTCACTAACCCATCTTACACTCCGAAATTCGGAGAAGGCCAACGTGTGCTGGTGCAAGTAAATCAAGAATTCACTTATAACAACGAAACAGTGGCAGACCTTGAAGGTGCTTTGTCACAAAATGGTAAGCTGGCAGTTTGGAAATGGACAGAGCCAAAGGAGAACGCACCTAAACCAGCGGGAGAGCTTGAAACTCAGCCAGTACAATAACAGAGAGGTGGTTGAGTGGGATTGTCAGAATTAATAGCCCACCTTGCTCCCACTTTGGGAGTGATCGCAACTGGCTGGTTCGGTATGAAAGCTAGTAAATCTGCTAACTTAAATAAAGAGCAATTCAACGAGTTGAAAGATGAACTAGGCACGATCCAGAAGTCAGTAGAAACAGTCAAAGTTGTGGGCGAGGATAATAATAGGAAGATCGATGAAGTGAATGAGAAACTGGCAGTACACGATGAAGCACATTTAGTAACTATGTACTTACGTTTAGAACGTGATATTTCTACAGCTATCAAGCGTGGATATACTACGGTACACGAATCAGATATCATTCACAAGATGCACAAAAGCTACAAGAAACTTGGTGGCAACGGGTACATAGATGCCCTGTATAGTAAATATGTAAATTTAGAAGTGAGGAATTAATATGAATAAAATTAACTGGTCAGTACGTTTAAAAAATAAAAACTTTTGGCTTGCAATCGTTCCAGCGCTTGCATTGCTATTTCAAGCGTTTGCGGATATCTTTGGCATCAAGCTAGAATTTGGACAAACCATTGATAAAATCTTGGTATTCGTCAATGTGTTGTTTGCATTCTTCGTGCTTATCGGAGTGGTCAATGATCCAACTACTGCTGGATTGAGCGATAGCGAACGTGCGTTAGGTTATGAAGAACCTAGCGAAGATTAAACTATTCTTACTAGCGACTATCTATTTCTGGGTAGTCGCTTTTGAATTTAGAAAGGAGCAGTAATGGCTACTTTAAATGATATTTTAGGATATGCCGAAGGCTTAGCAGATGCTGGAACAGGCGTATCTATGAGCAAGTGGGGTATGCAGTGTGCTGCACTACCTAATGCGATCTCTACTTACTTTTTTTGCAAAACTCTTTGGGGAAATGCGATTGATCTTCTCAATTCTGCCCGTGATTTAGGCTATGAGGTGGAATACAATCAAGAAGGCAATCTCGACAGTAAGCCACGGGCTGGGGCAGTATTCGTTATGGATACCACTTACATCTACGGTCACAGTTACGGTCACACTGGTTTAGTTATCGAAGATAGTGACGGATATACCATGCGCACTATTGAACAAAACATTGACGGTAACGAAGATGCTCTTTATGTCGGTGGTCCAGCACGATATAACACCCGTAATTTTAACGGTATTGTAGGCTGGTTCTACTTCCCAGTTGACGGGCAACCAGCACAAGTGACTAATGTCGAACCATCAGAACCTCTTACAGTCGATTCTAGCGCATTTAATGAGGAAACTGGTACATTTACAGTCGAAGTCTCTGCGCTGAATGTACGGGCTTCTGCAGGTTTGTCTGGTGAGATCGTAGCAGTATATACTGCAGGTCAGACTATCAACTATGATGGTTGGATTGATAATGATGGTTATATCTGGATCACATACATCGCAGGATCTGGTAATCGCAGATATGTCGCAGTCGGACAATCGGATAATGGTAAGCGTATCAATAGTTTTGGATCGTTTGCGTAAGGCGGTGAACCATGCGTATTAATTCAACGAATTTAAGACAATTTGAGGGGGGCGATGTTGTCAAGCAAGGCGATACAGCCTCTCTCTTTGGTTACGAGTTGATAGATGAAAATTACAGTCCAGTACCAGAAATTGAGGGGCAGGAAGCCACGATCACACTTGCTAATCGTAATGGTAAGATCAGTTTAACCAGCACGGTCACAGACCATAAGGTTAAATTTAACATTAATAAGGTCTTACCAGTCGGTATCTATCAAGTAGAAATCACATGTGGTGATTATGTATTCCCATCTGATAAGTCTACTGTTATCAAGGTGACGCAATCAACCGAGGAGTACCAGCCGACAGAAGTGGTCGAGCTTGGTAAAGTCAGCTTGCGCGATGAGATCGCAAACTATCTCGCTGGCCACACTGTACAAGCGTATAATGACGGGCCACTAGTCGCACGGATCGAAGCGCTCGAAGCACGGCCACAAGCTACAACGGTTGATCTGGGTCCGTTAGAAAGCCAAGTACAATCATTGACTTTGTCAGTCCGAGCACTGGAAAGTAAGCCAGCTCCAACAGTTCAAACGCTCGATTTAGGACCACTAGAAAAGCGCGTTGAGGCTCTGGAAAACAAACCGGCACCAACAGCACCAGTGGTCGACTTGAGCGCGTATATGACCTCAGAAATGGCTTATCAGACGTTTGCGACGTATACCACGTTACAAGCTCAAATGACTAA